TGATAAGGTAACGCCCCGTCAAGGCTTGCACCTCTGCCACTGACCCGTAACTGTTCGCGTTGAGTGCCATGGTCTAATCGTCCAGGTAAATCCAAACGTTGATAATATCGCCGGTGTTAGCCTGCGCCACTGTGACTTTCAGGAAGTCATCGACCGCGATTTTGTCATGGGTAGTAAGATCGCTGCCGTCCGTGTTGAGGTGCTCCAGGGCGCGCGGGAAGTACCAGCCATCCGTTGCGCTGTTGGCTTTTGCCAGGATGGTTGTCGCGGGCGGTTTGGGGGAAGTGCCAAGCGTCGCCAGTGTTACATCGGTTGTCGCTGGATCATCGCCCACGTATTGCACATAGACCGCGTGCACCTTGCCGCAAACTTGCATGCTGCTTGTCACGGTTGCCGCGCCGCTGCCATCTACGCCAGTGCAGGCGGGAGTAGTGATCGGGCCGAAGAGGCGGGCGCTCATAACTTGCGCTTCCCTTTCGCTTTCGCCGGGTTGGTGATCTTCATCTCGACCGCGTCGGCCTTCGGCGCTGGCTGCTGCTCTTGTTCTGGCTCCGGCGCCTCTACGCCGTGCGGCTTATGCTCGACTTCCAGAAACGGATTGACGCTGATTTCGTGCTGCGCCCATGCCGGAACGTCTTGCCACTCGCGAGTAAACATGATACCCGCGCTGCGAATACTCGGATAATTGCTACTTGCTTTGACTCTGGCTCTCATCTGCTAACTCCAAGCCAAGCGACGCCAGAGAGACGGGGAGAGCGTCCCCCTGGCGGTCTTGAATAGTGATAATCATCGTCTCTAAGTTGACATCAATCTGCTGTGTCATATCTACACCCATGCCGCACGCGCACCCGTCTACAAACTGTTGTAGCTGGTTCTGTAGCGCCATGATCTGCGCTTGCACCTGTCGGATGTGCTTTTGTGCGTAGAGGGGTAGGGATAACTCAGTCATTTGATCCTACGAAATATCAACGATGATATAGCCTGTCTCACCGCCCACATTGACCTTGACTTTGCGAGTCGCGGTGAATGTGTAGTCGCCGTTGACATTATCGCCAACCATGCCCGATGCCGTTGCGATCGTGAACAGGTTTGTGATCTTGTTGCCAGCGTAGATATAAAAGGCGTTATCGAGCGTGGTGCTGCCGTTGTTAGTCATGTAGACCAACTCAGACAGGCCAGCCGTCACGGTCTTCGCAAGCTGGCTATCAAACCAGGCCGCATTGACGTGAGAGACTGCGGTATAAGTGCCGCCGTCTGCAATCAGGCCGTAAATGCCCGAGATCATGATCCCGCTGCCGTTGAGGGTGCCCAGGTTGCAGGCTTGCCCATATGTGCCGATCACCGAGCCGCTGGTCATGGTGTACGACGCCGCCAGGCGACAAACGCCGCCCACGCCGCGCACACCCATTCCACTCGACGCGGTGGGGATATGGTCAACGGTCGTCTCAATCCCAAAGTGCGTACCAGTCGTGGGGTTCGGCTCGCTTTTGACTTCCAGGGCGTAACCGGTCGTTGACGGGCGATTGTGGATTTTACTCACACCATCGGTAGCCTGAAAAACGGTCTGATCGGTGTCGTCGCCGGTCAGGCGCAAGCGCCCCAAGTTAGTAAGTCCTACTGCCATAGTATTTTCCTTTCAGGGCAGGTGTTACCCTGCCCCGTGTCGGCCAATCGGCCTAAGTGTTGCCCAGGAAGGCCAGGCGGGGGTCGCCAAACACTACGTTGTAGCGCCCGTAGAATTTGAAGTAGTACTTGCCGCCATCGGGGCCGTCAGGGTCGAACCAGGCGTCCTGCAAGAACGGCTCTTCGCGCATGACAACCGCCAGCGGCTTCGCGCTCTCGTTGCTCGCCAGGCCCACCCATGCGGTGCTATCCATGTACGGAGAGACGATATAGGACATGCGCCCCGCGTAGGGGTTGGTAGCGCGATTGCCGGTTGCGTAGTCTTCGGTGTTGCCGGTGATCTGGGCCGCAATGCGCTCGTAAGCCGGGGGTACAACCAAGAGATCATAGTTGCAATCGGTGTACTCGCCGCCCTCATCGGTGAAGGCCTTCGCCAGATTGTAGTTGGTCTGGAAGTTGTCCAGGGAGAGTGACAGGGCAAAGAGGTTGTCATAGGTGCTGGCTGCGCCGTTGGGGTGGGCGTTGGCGAAGAAGTTGCCGCCGTCATAGGCCAGGCCGTAGGTCGTGCCGTCGCCGCCGTTGAGGGCCTGGAAAACGAGCTTGTTGATCGCCTTCTGAAAGTTCTCGCCCGCGCCGCGTACTTTGCGCAGCAGCGTGCCGCCGGTCTTGTCATCCTGGACGGTGTTGTAACTGATTCCGACTTTCAAGACCCAGTTGCGGGGCTTGACGGCCATAGCGCGCTCCGAGAAGTCCTGCAAAGGCCCCATGTTTTTGTCTTCGACGGGCATGGGCGCGCCACCCAAGTCAACCATTTCGATGCTTGCGCTATCCATAACAATCCGCTCTGCAACGCGCTGCCAGGGCATATCGGCGCGAGACGTTGCGGCCAAAAAGCCCGCACGTGCGCCTACGACTAAGTGCTGAGGAACGTTTCCACTAATCATGATGTTTTTCCTTTATGCCCCGGTGCAAACCTGGGTTACCAGCTTGACGAAGGCGTAGCCGTCTTCAACAAACTGCAAAATCCCGATGTACGGGATGTCGGCGACGGACGCGACCAAAACCAACTGGTTTCCTTCGCTCAGATAGATGCCCAGGCCCGCGCTTGCGTTGGTCAGGCTGGTGTTGTTCTTGAAGCCCAGGATCGTGGGCTCAACCCAGGCGTTGACGCCAGTACCCAGGATGGTCTCGGCGGTGGAGATGGCGAACGATCCGCCTTCCATAGCAATACCCATAAACACATCGGTGCTGGCGACTACCGGGCTGGTGATGGTGTGGACGGGGGTCAGATTGACAGTGTCCGCGCTCTGGTCGATAATCAGGGCTTCGCCCCGGTACCAGGTCTGGGCAATGGACGAGTCCAGGATAAACTTGTGAGTGTATTCTGCGCCGTACACCCGAAGCGGCTGGTCGCTGGTAATAGCGGTCATTTGCGTTTTACTCCTTGATAAATTCGGTCAGGTTGTAATCTTCCATCGCCCCAAGCTCGACGGCGTTGGCCTTGAAAAAGTCCTCTTTAGAGAGTCCTTGTTCTATCCAGGCTTTGAGCAGGGGCTTGATATTATCCGGGAGTTGCGCAGTACCTTGCTGGACGCGACTATGGCCCAGCTCTGCAAACGAGAGCGGGCTGCGGGTAGCGGCTGCGGTCAAGATGTCTGCGGCCTCTGGATACAAGTCAGCCGGGAGTTTGCCGAGAAAAGAGACGAGCGCGTCATGCGCAATCGGCAAACCCTGCGGCTGTTCTGGCGTGCCACCGATAAGACGGGCCGCCAGGGTGGTGATATTCTCGGCGTGCTGGCGCTCTGCCAGGATCACCGCTGCGCGCTCTTCTGCGCGCTGATTGATTGCGAGTTGGATGTCCGGGCTGGACAGGTCAACCGCCACTACCGGCGTAACAAATTCGGGCGCCGGTGTCGTGCTTACCGCTAATTCTGCTGGCATAGTTGTGTCTCCTTGTGCGTCCGACTGTGGAGGAACAGCCGGGATAACTTCGGGCTTGCCCAGCCCGGACAACATGGTTTGAAGTTTATTGATAAGTCCTTCTAAGATGCCTACCGGCGCTTCGGCATACGTCTGCATCTGGCTGGATAACTCGACGGGCCGAAGCAAAATCTGGTGGTTCGCGTTGCGCGTCGCCGGCCAGTTGGTGAGTGATCCACCGATAATGACCTTGGCTTCGATGTCAATCGTCGGGCTGAAGAAGCGCATAACGTCGCTGCCAATCGCGCCGCGCCCTAAGTCATTCCAGCGGGGGGTGAATTCGATTACGTCCCGCCCTTCTGCCTGCGCCACATCTACAATCCAGCCCGCCGCCTCTTGGCTGTTGTGGTTCATGGTGTCAATCGGAAAGCCGACAATTTGCCCGCTGGCGTCCATTGTGCTGGCCAGCGCCAGGCGGGTGTTGCGCACGTAATCGGGGAGTTCTTCAGGCAAAAAGACAGTCTCTCTGCCCCACATATCCACGAAGCGCCCAGCCGCCATGCCGTCAAAGCTGCGGGGTAGGCCGTCGCTCATGCTCAAATCGGTAAAGCTGAAATTGGTTACTGTCATTGGTTCACCTCAACAAAAAAGCCCGTCACTGAGGACGGGCCATAGTTCGGGCGGTTCTGTTGTTTGCCGGGTTGCGAGTGCAAGCGGGCTAAATTTATTATACGCTCATTCTTTCTCGGACGCAATAGGCATACCGTCCTTTTGCATGTACTTCTTTTCGATTGCCGAACAAATCATAATCAGCGCGCGCCTAACGATTATCCAGAATTCTGCCTCACTCATGATTACACCGTGAAGATTTCGCCTTTATCGCTAAAAAGTACGTGCTGGCAACGGAAACCTCCGCACTCGTATTGACTATTACCGGGCTGCCCAGGGATGAGTCCGTGATTTTTCCACCACGACGCGCGGTGTCTTGCGCCCTTGAGTTTCTGACAGGTATCGCAACTCTCTTCGCCATCGCTACCACCAAACGTGAGCATTTGGTTTTTAGCACCTCTGATTTTGCCTTCGCTGTACACCGCGTCCAAGGTGCGCGCATACCCAGCCGCCCGCGCATCGCCCACGCCAGCGAATAAGTTTTCGGCCTGGCGGTTCTCTTTCTTCGCTGCCTCATCTTCGGCGCGCTGCTCTGCCTTTAGTTCTTTGAGTTGCTGCCATAGCATATCGGAGAAACCGCGCTCCGCTTCTGCCTTTGCATTGACCCAGGCTAAATCATCGCCCTGCGCTGGCACTTCGCCGCCGCCGTCTTCCAGCCCTTGCTCAAACGCCGGGTAGAACGCCTCTTGAATGGCGCGCTTGAATGCGTTTTGATAGGTGGTGACCTTGACATTATCGCTGTACAGGTAGTCATTTATCAGGCCGGAAATGGTCGCTGTGTAGACATAGCGAATAGGCGCGTAATCTCCTAGCGCAAGCTGCGCCAGTGCCAGGTCAAAGACGGTCGCGGTGTCACTTGGCTGGCTTGTCATCTTGGAGTTCTCCGGAAACTTCAAGCGCAACACCGCGCATAGCTAGAACGAGCTTGACGGTAGGCGCTCTGTCACCCGCCGAGAGCGACCATTCAACGCTATAGCACAGGATTTCTTCGCCCGTCTCGGTGTTGATTACGTGGGTGTTTTTGGGCGTTCCGTCACTGATGATTTTGATTTTCATTGCTCTCCCTCTTGCACCTTGCGAAAGATCATCTTGTATTCCGGTTGGTTTTCGCTATACTCGTAACTAACGATGTACTTTCCGGCGGGTACACCCGGTATCGTTTCGCCGTCTACGGTCACCCGAAAAGCCGAATCGGTGCACATAAACGCCTCTCTTGTGGATACCGGGCCGGTTAATACAACCTTATCGTTGTCCTGCTTGTCGCTCATGCCTTCCTCCCAAGTCTTGCAAACTCTGCCCGACTGTGCAACCGCGCCCACTCGCGATATCTTATCAGCGCCTGTTGCACCGTCTCGGCTGTTGACTCTGCATCATCTTGCACGCCCGCGCTCTCTGGCTGTTCCTCTGGCGCTTCGTTGGTGTCTGGTTCGTTGCGCTCGCGCCGTTCGCCAGCGGGCAGGCTTTCGGGCAAGAAGCCAGTCTGTTTGCGGATCGCTACCTGGTCTTCGTCGCCCATGTCAAGCACCTGTGACAACGGGACCAACAGCGCGCCCAACTTGCCCAGCTCGACTTTGTTGATCGGGTCAGCTTTCAGGCGCGGCCGTTTCGTCATGCCGGGGAATTGATTCCAGATAAAAAGCCGCCTGCCAACTTGCGAGTCTATCTGGTCGACAAAACCCTCAATCATTGCGTTATAAGTGCCTATAAACATGCCGCTGCTGTCTTGCATCGCAGAGTAACCGCCCACGCCACCCACGCCCGCAATGGCAACCCACTGCATGTTGTAGACCATCAACTTCAATAAGCCGAAATAACGGATTGCCTCAAGGATCGCCGGGGCTGCCTGGAATGGTACATCCTTGAGTTCGCCGGTAACGCCCTTCGGCCAGGCGGCGTAGTTGCCTTCTTGCGCGCTCATAATCGCCCGCGCCGCCCGCTTGATTTCCGCTTTGTCTGCGGGGGTCAGCGTATTCTCGGCTACCACATCAAGATAGCCGGCCGCGTGCTCAAAGCCGATACCCTGGACAATCTCCAAGCCGTATTTGATCCTCTCCAGTCGCCACACCGCTTCGAGCGGCGTCAGCCCTTCGGGGTTGTGCGCATCGCCTAACGTAATGTGCAGGCTGTTCTCAAGTGGCAACAACACTTGCGGGTCGGGAGATGACCATTGCCACATCCCCTGTAGCGTGCCATTGTCGGCCATTTGCCACTTGTAGAACGAGCTGCTATCTCGCCACGCGAGACGCCGCACGCCGATGCGGTTATCGTCGTATTGACTGCGCCAGGGGTCGCCGCCTGGCGGGCGCCAGGCCGGGTTACGGAAGCCGGGTAGGACCTCCCACCATCCCCAGCCGAAGAAGGGCACGTTGCCCACCAGGCTTTCCAGGAACGCACTTACGCCGCCTTCGATGTCTTGCAACACCGAGTCTGCAAACTCTGCCGCCTGCTTATCCCCGTCCGTCGGGTTGTCGGGCAATTCCCACCGAAGCGAGACAGAACGCGCCAGGCTGGTGAAGGCCACGCGCACAACGCTAACCTCTGGGTCACTGCGCCGCATCCGAGAGTATAGGGGCTGCACGGCAGGCCAGAATAGTTGTGTACTGTAGGCTTCCTCAACGTAGCCGCTAAATTCTTTCAGTCCATTGTAGCCAAGTTCGTTGTAATTCATAATTCCTCACTTCCAGGGGCTAACGTAATCGTCAACCTTGCCAAGCTCGTTCACGTCGTCCCATTCGGCGTGCATGTCCATGTCGCCTTCGTAGGCGTACCGCCCAGCGTCGATTAGATGATTGTTGCGGTCAACTGGTACGCGCATCGCTACGCCATTTTTATCTTCGCGCCATTTGTATTGTCTAAATTCGTTGATCGTATTGACACATGACGGGTCGATTATAACCTTTTGCTGCTGTAGCCACTGGACGCCATAGATAACCGAGTCCTTGCCCTTCGCTGCGCCCAGTGCCCGGACGCCGTGCTGGACAAGCTCTGCAATACTCTTAGGCTCCGCGCTGTCACAGATAATATAGTCGTCACCGCACAAGCGCTTGAGTTCAATCGCCAGCAGGTCGTTTGTCAGCCCCTTCTCGTACAGCTCATCAAAGATGTAAATCGTCTTGCGTGCCCGGTCATAGTGCGAACGGTGTAACGCTGCCGGGTCGCTGCTAAAACCGAAGTCTAGCCCGTTGCGCCGGTTTGTAAATTGCGCACGCATCCCGCTCAAATCCTGTACCGCCCAGTTGGTGAATATGACATTGCCGAGTACGCCCCAATTGCCCAGGGTGTAGACTGCGCGGAAATAGGAGTCCGTCTCGCCTTCCAGGTCGCGCACGTCAGCCGGGGTCAAGAAGCGGTTGTGAATGTACCAGGTCTTGAGTATGCTCAGCTCATCGCCCCGGTATTCCGTCTGGGTGTCAGCCCAGCCGATGCCTGAAAAATACTCGTTGTAAATCCAGTGATTTTGTAGCACCGGATTGAATAGCAACACCAGGCGCTTTGGGTATCTTTCATCGCCGCCGCGCTGCCGTTTGTAAAGCTGCTTGACGGTGTTCCTGTCTGTTTCCGTCGCCTCTTCAACGACGATATCAGTGATAGCGCCCTTCGCTGGCGTGATGGATTTGACCTTCTCAATATCGTCCAGCCCGCCGAATAGGATCTGGTAGCCATTGACGCACGTAATCACCATGTCGCTTTTGTTGACGCTGAACAGTGCGCCGACTCCCCAATCAGAAATCACCTTTAGCACTTCGTTGAATACTGAATTGCGAATTGTGCGCGCGACCCGCCGACAAATAAGGTAATTCCTGCCGCCGCGCAAAATATCGTAAATAGGTCGCTGCCCAACTGCGAACACGCTTTTACCAGAGGAAGATCCGCCGTAAATGATCTGAGTGCGCGCCATGTTGTCAAGGTGCGGGTAGTACACATCGTTATAGACGCCGGTCTCAATCTCGACTTTCATCTTTGCCCCGCGCCCTGACGTGGATAACTTCTATCGCGCCGCCATCTTCCCCCGTCACTTCGACCCGCTCAGTATAGCCGCGCTTTTTGCCGATGGTCTTGAGTGCCATCGCTACCGCCCAGGGTTCGCCCGCTAGAATGGCTTGCTTGAATTTAGCCTCTGCCAGGTCGACCAGTTCAACCCGTGACGACTCGACAATCTCTTGAAGGTATGCCGTTGCTTTGACCCGGTTCTGTACCGTGTTATAGCTCACGCCCAAACGACGCGCCGCGAGAGATACCAGGCCGTTGGTTTCCTTCAACGCCTGTGCTATCTGTTCGTTACTGGTCTTTGGTAGGGCTGGCATAAATCCTCACAATGTCACTAACTCCGGCGTCTTGCCTGTCATCTGCGACCATCGCTCAAGCGTCACCGCGATGTACTTGGGGTCTTTGTCTATCCCGCGACCGCGCCGCCCTAATCTTTCACAGGCCGCGATTGTCGTTCCGCTTCCGCAGAATGGGTCATAAATCAGATCTCCGGGGGTGCTGCTGTTTGTGATTGCCTTCTCTGGCAATTCGACGGGCTTTTGTGTCGGATGTTCTTTGTCGCTCCGCATTGGGCGGTCAATTTCCCAAACCGTGCTTTGGGTGTGGTCGTCGCAAAAATAATGGGCTGCGCCATCTTTCCATCCGTATAAAATGGATTCGTGCTTCCAATGATAGTCTTGGCGACCAAATACCGCGTTCTGTTTCGCCCATACAATACATTGTCGCAAGATGAAAACCTTATCGATGGCATTCCTGAATTGTGTCTCCGTGCGCCCCGCCGGGGCGCACACATAGAACACAGCTCCACCGCTCATTGCTAAAGCCATAGACGAAAACCACAAGAACAAGCTTTCGTCAAATTCTTCATCGCTCATACAATCGTTTTCAATGCGCGGGCCTTTGCTGAAGTTCTTCTCGTCGCGCGGGTCGTGGGTTCCGCCCACTATTGCCACGTTATAGGGTGGGTCCGTGAACACCATATCCGCCTTCTCTCCCCCCATCACCCGCGCCACTACTGCCGCGTCGGTGCAATCGCCACAGATTACCCGATGGTCTCCCAGGCTCCACAACTGCCCCGACTCCACACCCCACTTTACCCGCAGTTCTTCGGCGCGGTCAATCTCTGCGCCGGGGTCATCTGGCGGGGGCGCGCCATAATCCAGGCCGTTAGACTTTGCCAACTCGCTCAGAAACTCTTGCACCTGCTCGTTATCGGTATTGACCATGCGCAGCAATTCGTCTAACTTTGCCTTGTCGGTGCCAGCCATCGCCGCTATCGGGTCAAGGCTCATAAGCGCCTGCGCTTCTTCGGCCTCTGTCAAGTCAACGTAAAGCACCGGTACAAGCGGCTCATTATTGCGCATGGCAAGCTGTACGCGCAAATGCCCGTCAACTACATGCCCGGTCAGGCGGTTGACGATAATCTGTTGTATCCAACCAATGGTATCCAGGCTGCCTTGCAGCGCGTTCTGTTGGCCGCCTGGATGAATACGAAAGTTGTCAGGATGGGCTAACAATTGCGTTGGGTCTACGTTGTCGCTGCCAATGATCCGGTTAGCCCATCCATGAGCGGGACCACCTCCATTGACTTTACCGCTTCCGTTTTTGCTTGCCATCTTTATGCGTCCTCTTGCTAAATCTACGCCGCCGCCATCGTTCGGGCGTGCGCTTGCTCATTCGCTAGTTCTCCGAGTACATCGGCGGGAGCATAAACACCCGCTGCTTTTGTATTTCAAACGCGCCGAGTCGGAATGGGTTCTCGATCCCGCTTCTGTCCATGTCGCGGCGCATAACGGCGCAGCTCTGTATCTTTGCCCTACGCGCGTGCTCGATAGAATTGTATACCCTGATAAGCCTGGCCATGTCTGCGATGGTGTAATATTCGTCTCTCATTCGTTCGGTATCCAGCCGTGTCCACAGCGCGGGCAGATTATCACGCCCTCGGGCGGGTTCGCGCCGAAGTAATCGCCCACCGCGATTGCATCGCCATTCCAGCGGTTGTAATCTACGGTAGATATCCCGCCTGGGCCGTTCAGGCCAGGCCAGGCCGTGATCTTGTCCGCTGTTTGGTGGATCAACCAGGTATTGACGCCGGTCGGCTTGATGGGCGGCTCTTCTTGCTCTTGCGTGCGGTCGCCCAGGTAGTCAGCCAGCCACCAATCATACTCATTTCGCCACGCGCCGGTAGTGGTATGTTCGTTGATCCAACCCGCCCGGCTGTAGACTATCGGGTCTTTGCCCGTCACCTGCTTGACCCGCTCGCACCATGCGATAGCGCAGGTCGTGATTGTGATCCTGCTGTAATTGTGATCTAACTCCAGGTCCAACACAGGCGCGGCTCCCGTCCAATCTTCGGTTATGGCTAAATAGTTGTCGGCCTGGCGTATGGCATTCTCGCCAGGATATAAGACGTGGTAGGGTAGCTGGAATATGCCAGCCTTGCGGCATTCGGCCATGTTGTATAAGCCGAAGGGGTCACGGTAGCCCCATGATATGCTTGCCCGGATACCAGCGAACACGACTAGATTGTCTTTCGCAACCTGCCAGGATACCAGGCCGTTATAACGGCTAACGTCAATACCAAGGGCTTCAAGGGTCATAGCATCGCCGCCTGTTCTGCCCGTTCTTCGTGCCTAAATAATACCGGTTGCAATTCAGCCCGCGCAATCCTGCGCTTTGCAATCTCAAAGTACCCGTGTTCCGTGTCGCTATCACTGCCGATGAAGTTGCGCCCGGTCTCTACGCAAGCGACTCCCGTTGTACCGCTGCCCATGCAAAAATCAAGCACCACATCGCCGGGGTTGGTGTAGGTGCGGATAAGGTAGGCGTACAGCGCGACGGGCTTTTGGGTGGGGTGATTGTTGTCGTAATTTCCATTCGAGAAAGCAATAACGGAATTTGGGTAACGCCATCCGTCGTTTTCTGAAATATAATCATGGTTGCTTGGTCTTCCTATTCCACCCCACTTATGCTTTGTTTCAACGTTGTTGAATTTTTTGTAAGGTTCACCGGGTTGCATCTGGGGGTTATACGTCATCCTGTTCTCGTTCTTTCCGTCGTGCGCTACACTTCCGCCGGAAAATACTACAATATTTTCGTGCGATTTCAACGGCGCATTTTTTGAATGCAGAAAGCCGGATGGCATAGGCTTATCCCACACCCATTCATACTTAAACCACTCCAAATTGCTCATCACCAGTTTGCTTGTAAATGGCTGGCTCGCCGTTGTCACAAAAGCGCCACGCAGCTTTAGTACCCGCTTCACGCCCGCCCACATTGGCGCAAACGGAATAATCTCATCCCAACTGCAAGCGGTCGTGCCATAGGGCAAATCGGTAATGATTGCGTCAATGCTGCCCGGCTCCAACAGGTCAAGCAGGGTCAACGCGTCCAGGTTGTACAGGGTTGCGGTCATGGCGTCCCCCAATCTTTGCGCGCGTGGGTCTGGTTCAGCGGGTCTGTAGCGTCTCTCGCTGGCGGCTTGACCGGCACATGCCCCAGGCTTTGCACCTGCTTTACCAATCTATCAGCCCAATCAGTCAGGCGCTCGATCTCTTTTTGCTGTTGGCCTACATGGGTTCTCAGTTCGCTAAGTTGTAGCAGGGCGTTGATCAGTTCGCGTTCCAACGTCTCTACGCGTGTCTGGAGTGGGTCGATAAGCGGCATACGCCGCAATGACCGATAAAGCGCCGCAACGCCGACCACGATAGCGAGTAATGATAATACTCCGTCTATGCTCATTTTCCACCCCGTAGGTGATACAGCCGCTCAATAAGGATCGCACTGGCAAGCAGCGCAAATAATAGCAGTGTAATCGTCGGGCGCACAGCAGCGCGACCAAAAGCCGTATAATCTATCGGGGCAATGATACCGAAGATGTCAAGCAAAACGTAAGAATAAACACTCGCGGTTGCGGCGCCAGGGATAAAGTACATCCAGCGCAGCCAGCCGTGCATGCGCAATGACAGCATGACTATCACCAGGGAAAGCCCGGTGATTATTACCGCCATGACTGCCGCTAACATGTCCATTATCGCACCTCTGGCGGGTCGCGGCGAAACAGGGACAACAGTCTATACCACAATTTACGCAAGTATGCCATAAATTTATTATACGCTTGTTTTTGTCAATGTGCAACAAAAAGACCCCCGAAGGGGTCTTAGTTGGTGGTGGATGGTGGGTTACTTGTTCTTAGGCTTCGCGCCCGCGCCGCCGCGCCGTCCGCCGTGTCCGTTGAGGATAAACTTCTTCACCTCGGTCGACTCGCCGTTGATCTCGACGCGCATGATATGCACCGTCCAACCATCGCCGTACTGATGGCGTGCTTGCGTCTCAAGCTCCCGGATGTTCGACGCATGCCCGATGGTCATTGACGCGCCGTCGCCGTTCTGCACCCATGCATAGTAATGCTGCTTTTCCATGTCATTTTCTCCCGTTTTGCTACCTGGTTTAGAGGTCGATCCGTGCGATTTCTACGGTCTCGGTCGTCTCGCCAAAAACTAACTTGCCGTCCTGCGCCTTGCTGGTCCCGGTGACGGTGGTCTCGGTGATGATAATCTGGCGGCCCTGGCGGGTGATCCGTGCAATGGTCTTGCTGCTTGGGGTGCGGTTGATTACTGCGCCCTCTTTGATCATCATTCCGGCAAATTCCTGGTCGGTCATGCTGGTGTCATTTTTGCCGTGAGCGTATTCTGTAATTTTTTCCTGTGCGTTCATTTTCATTTCTCCCGTTTGTTTTTGTTCTTGACTATATATACATTATATATTCAAGTAGCTTGATTGTCAAGCACCAATCTGGCAATTCTCAAAACTGCAACTATTCGCAAACAAAAAGCCCGCATAGAGGGAGTCTACGCGGGCCGGTCAGCAAGGTGAGGTGCTGACTAAGGGGATTATAGCACATTTGCGCGCCACTTCTCAAGCTTTATGCGCTCTTCGTTGCCATCAATCCACCCCGTATTATTCAGCCAGTCACAAAGCATGTTGCCGACATAAATCATAGTGCCATACTCAAGGTTACAATCGCACCCCATTTCATACTGGATTTGGTCTACTGTTGGCGCACCATCGTCGGCAATAAAGTGATTTTCTACCCCTTCAAACCAAACAGGTTCGCCGCAGGCCGGGCATTTCACGGGAGACGCCTGGGTAATGGACACGTCAATGATCTTGGATTTCATCATGATCCCACCTGCTTGCATTTTCGGAGATAGTTCATCGGGTTTCGTTTTCATTTCATTCCGCGTCCTTTAGCGCCCAGGCACCCGGAATACTAAATATAGCAGTCAGCGTGATTTGTTCGCCCCAGATCAGCCCAAGATCCTTGACTCTCTCTTTCTTCTCTGATGTCGCCACGGTTACTGCAAGATTAGAGTCGTATATCTCTGAGCCGATCTTGATGAAAAATTGTTTCTTCATCGCTTCGTATGTTTTGACGCCATATTCCCGCGGCGCTCTATCGGGAATAAAGCACTGATAGGCTATTCTAGTACCACTCTTTATTTCAGTCATCATCCCACCACCTTGCAATGGATCGCCGTTCCCGTCTTGCCCGGGTTGCGCTCCCTGAACGCGTCCCCGCCGCCCGCCTGGTTCTTGACGATCTGCTCAATCGCCGCATCTATGCAGGCCTGGCACTGGCAACCATGACGCCCGTTTTTGTCCGCTTTGCATGGTGCCGCCGGTCGCTTCACGTTCGCGATTGTGCCGCGTCTCTTCGGTGCTGGAGCTGGCTTCGGTTGCTTCGCTGGTTTCGCCGTGCAGTCATGGCATTTGGGCGCGGCGGCGTCTTTGTGGCCGCCACATGTACAGCGCGTCCCGTTGGCACTGGCGCGCAGTCGGTGCTCACGTTTTGCGGTGTAATCACAGCAGCGGTCGCTACAAAAGCGGGGCCGGTTGTGCGGTAAGGGATTGTTGCAGCCTGGACGGCTGCATGTTGGGGCGGTCATTTCCCCACCGCCGCGCCAATCTCCAACAGCGCCACGCCAATCAGCGCGGCAAGGATAGGCCCCAAGATCATGATTGCAATCATCCTAGCACGTCCTCAAATGTTGACAGCACACTATGCCAAATGCGCATCTTGACGCCATGCTCTGCAAGCGCCGTTTGCATCTTAGCCTCTTTCTCGGTCAGGTCTTCGCCGGGCTGCTTGACTTCTGCCAAGTGGATGACGCCACGAAAGATAACGATCAGGTCAAAGCCCACCGCGAAGGCGCTGACAACAATCACCAGCGCGCCCACCTTGCGCAGTGCCTGAATAATCTCGCCCTGGTTTTTATCGGGTTTGCCCATTGGGATTGTTTTCATAATCCCTGCCGCTTTCGATCTGCCGCCACGTGACAGTTCGGGCATAATACCCGCAAATCCTGCGGGCGTTCGCGTCCAAGGTTGGCATAGTTCAGGTGGTGTACTTGGAGACGCCTACCCGAATAACCGCATTCCTGGCAACGATTACGCGCTGCGCTGATTGCGCCAGTCCTCACCCGCTTCCAGGTGTCAGAGCGTAGGTAGGCGCGGTAGAAATGGGAGTGACGACGGCGGATACCCAGGCGGGCTTCGAGATAATCTAACAGACGGGCGAGTAGAAGCGTCATGGCTTCGCCTTCCTCAGATAGTTTCGGCTTGTCACCACCAGGTGCCCGTCCTCAAATTCGACCAGGGCGCTATTCATGGTTTTTGACCTTACCAGCACCGCGCACCTTTGGCCGAAGCGTTCTGGTAGCCGTGTTTTGACGCGCCAGATATACGGGTATTCTCTCGGCTCTGGCTTGCCTATGGTGGCGATACCCAAGATAACTTCGGGAGTCATTTGATCACCATAACGTTCTTGCTTCCGCAGTATGGGCAAGTATCCAATCCGCTCGCCCTTGGGCCTAGCGAGGGTCTATAGCACACGTTACACGCCACGCGATAGCCGTGACTGGCTTTTGTCATCTTGCGCCACTTATCGCACTCTTCTTTCACCGTCTCCGAAATGTGCGCGTAATCTATCGCCTGTTGTAGCAGGTGTCCGCCGTTACTCGCCC